AATGGTTTGGGTAAATTTCATCGCAACCGGAACGATGCTGCGGGACAAATTAAGCAATCTTGGCAAGCGAGTTGCTCTGGCAAATGGCTCGACACCTATGGAAGAACGCAATCAGATGGTCGATGCTTTTCAGGGGGGAGAAATTGACGCCCTTATTCTTAATAACCAAGTCGGAAAATTCGGCTTCACGCTCACTAAAGCTCGAACCGCATTCTTTGTCGAGAGGATGTATGACGATAGCTACTTTCAATGTCTCCACCGCAATCGTAGGATCGGCACAGAGTTTAGCCCGATTGTTGTCAATATGCGATCTGTCACAGCAGCGGGAGAACAAACTATTGACCATCTCATCCACTCAGTTTTGGATTATAGAAACGGAATGATTAGGAAAGTTACAGCCGGAGACTTGAAGAAAATTTTTAAGAAATAGGAATGTGATATAGTAGACAAAGGAACTAAATGACAGAAAATTACGCAGTAAAGGACAGAGAAATGGATTATCGTAAAGAACGAATACAAAATCTTTCAGACGATGAAATTCATCGTGACGAGATACTTAGGCGGCGTCTGATCAATCCGGATGAGAAAAAGCGTTTTCGAAAGGCTTTTGCCCTCAAAGCCGGTATGGATTATTCGACCCTCAAGCCCTATTGTGAGGACGTTGTGATGGCTGTGGATGGCTTCGCAGACCACATCGATATTGTTCGGGCCAAGCTAGAACTGGCTCTGAGAGAGTATGATTCGGATAAGGATGTTCTTGTAGTTGTCGGGCGAAGTTTTGACAATTTACTCGTAGGAACCATCGTGGCTCAGAAGGTTTTGACCAAGCAAAAGTCTCGACAAAGTTACGCAATTGCGGTATACTATGGTTTCTCCTACAAGTTTTACGAAGTGTTTTTAGACCCTACCATCGAAGCCCATGAAATTTATATGAAGTAAAAAGTTTTTCAGAAAATTATTTATTCAGAAAAAGAAACAGAAGGAGTCTAATGACAGCTATTGCTTTTTCCAATACCCGACTTACTACTTTCAAGCGTTGTCGCCTCAAATATCACTGGCAGTATGTGGATAAACAACCTAGCATGGCTGGTAGGGCGCTTAGAAGGGGTGCAGCGGCGCATTTAGCGATGGCAGCGTACTATCGGGGTAAAAGCCCCAAAGACGCCATAGCAGACGCTTGGGAGGCTTACAGTCCTGCCAGTCCTAAGAGTCTCGAATACATGCTCGAACTGGATTTGATTCTGGCTCGCTATTTTGAGTGGGCCGCAAAGAATGATTTCTGGAAAGTCCAACTGGTCGAAGAATCAGTCGAAGTCGAGTACAACGGTATCAAGCTGATGGGGATTTGGGATTTGCTGATCAAGAAAGCCGGAAGGTTATGGCTGGTTGACCATAAGTTTCAAAAGTCTCATTCTTTCTCGAATCTCGAAGTTGATCCTCAAGTCTCTCACTATCTGGCTCTGGCTAGGCTGATGGGACTAAAAGTAGACGGCTTGATTTATAACATTATCAATCTCGACACCGGCAAAGTAAAAGAAGTCGCTCTCCGGCAGCAGATAGGCAGATCGGATTATTTTATCCAGGCTTATCTTGACAGCCTTCCGCCTCAAGTCAAAGAAATTCAAAAGGCGCAAAGAAAAACTTTAAAAATTTATCCGAACTGGACAAGAGATTGCTGTTGGGATTGTAGTTTTTATCGCAAATGTATCGATGAACCTTTTCAGGTTAAGCCATGAGCGAAATTTTAAAAATTCTCAAAAGACAGATAGAAGACAAGCTCGAACATCCCATCTGTACAATTGATTTTAGGGACTATGGCTATGTAAGTGAGACAGAGATAGAGGCTCTCAAAGCCTGGGCTACCGAACAAGGGTATATTTATTCAGATGGGCGTCTAAAAGGTCACTTTAAACTTTGGGTAAGGAAAAACACCTGAAACTTAGCAAGCCGGATAATAGCTTTTTAGGCGAAACCTTCATATAATCAAGGAGTAAAGCAAGTGAGTGAGATTCAAACCGCAATCGATGAAGATGAGGATGAACTAGAAGATCAGGAGACAGAAGAAGACGATGACCTAGAAGATGAGGAAGAAGATTCCACAGAGAAAGAAGAAGAATTGGAAGATGAAGAAGTAGAACAGCAGCCGGAAAGCGATGGAGAGCCATTCGGAGTTTGGGACAACACAGTCGCAACCAAAAGAATTAAGATTTTGCTTTATGGCTTGTCTGGAATGGGTAAAACCACAATGGCGGCGACTTTTCCAAAACCGATTTTTCTCGACTTAGAAGGCGGGATGCTTTCGGTCAGAAAATACAGTCCCTATCGCTATCCGGCAGATCACAACAAGGATATTCGCCGGTATGAAGAAGTAGTGGATTTTTACGAGATGGTACGAACTAGGAAAAATCCGCCTTTTGAAACAATTGTGATCGACTCTTTGAATGAGCTACAGTTATTGGTCGCTCAGTATGTCGTTAAAAAGTACAGCAAAGTAAAGCGGCAGTATGACGATCAGTTAACTCTAGCAGATTACGGAAAAGCGAATCGAGATTTTTCGAAGGTTGTACGGCTTTTCCTAAAGTTACCTTTTCATGTGGTTTTTACGGCGGCTTCGACTCAAAAGCAATTCGGGGATGACACCGATGTAATGATTTCCCCCAAGTTTGTTGGGGCGCAAGTGGGGCCGGATATTCAGCGTATGATGGATATGATCGGGTATTGTTTTTCTCGACCGACGCCAAACGGCTCAGGTGAGCATTATGTAAGTTTTCGAATGACGCCAAAGTATCTGGCGAAGGATCGTCTTGGCATTGCCAAGCAAGATATTCCAAATAGTTTTGAAGCATTGATGAGTAACACCAAAGGAGAAATTTAATGGCTAGGAAGATGAACACGGGCAACCGTGGCGGTTCTCTCCACCGAGAGGGAATTTATTTGATGGAAGTTCAAGATGTTGAGGAAAAGACTTCTCTTAATTCGGGGAACGACTATCTGAACATTCGCTATTCTGTACTCCGAAACGGCAAACCGTTCGGGCCGAGTGTTTGGGATATTATTGTCTTGAACGAAGCATCGGAATGGCGTTGGAATCAGTTGATGGATGCGCTCGAAGCTCCAGAGGGCGTTGATATTGAAGCTGAAACCTGGCTCAAGGGTAAACAGGTTTATGCCAGAGTTGTAATCGATGACTATAACGACGATGACCGCAACAAGGTAAAGGCGTATCTCTTGCCTGATCGAGCCGAGAAAATGCTTTCGAAGGAGTCAGAGGGAGAGCAGCCGCTTTTGTCGAATGATAATGGGGCGAAGGCCAAGCAGCGCGGTCGCCCAAGCAAGGTTTCGGCTCCAGAGTTAACTGAAGAAGAAAGTATGCCTTTGTAATATGTAAAGTTGTTAGTCGAGAGAATAGCGAATGGGTTGCCCTATCAGGTCGATAGGGCAACTCCGATCAGAGGAAAAATAAAAAATTTTAGGAGAAAAAATGGCAAAAGGTTTAATTTTAGACGAACGAGAATTAAAGGAAATTCATCACGCACTTCACTACAGTGAAGTATTGGCGCATGGAACGGCTGGTCACAACATGCTCATGTTGATTGCGAAATTGGCCGACGCTTTTGGATTTCATGTTGATCAAACAGATGTGTTGATGTTTGAAGGACAAAATATCAATAAAATACCTTTACACCTAACTTTTGAAAGGACAAAAACAACAAATGAGGGTTCTTAGCATAGACCCTGGTCTAACGACCGGAATCGCAATTTTTAATTCAGATGGCGAGTTGGAGTGTTCGATGGCGGTGACACAGAGAGGACTTCACCGAAATGGCTTTATGAACAATTTAATTTCCATCGCCAAGCCGGATATAACTCTGATTGAAGCCCTTCCTCCGAACAATGTCACATCGGAGATGCAAGCGATTCACTCTCATATTACCCAATGGTTTCGCATCGCCAGCTACCCCATCGAAATCGTTATGCCTTCTCAGTGGAAAGGGCTGGCAAAGCGAGTCGAGATACCAGGGCAACATGCTAGAGATGCGGCTACGATGGCGGCTTGGTACATCGAAAAGCAGAAGGGGGCTGAAATAAAGTGGATAGGACAAGCGAGTTAAAAGCGGATTATGAAGATATGCAAGGACTGATTGAGAAATTTCAGCGCCGTCAAACTCTCAGAGTCGAAACCAGACCGAACCACACATGGTATCTCTTTGAAAGAGAAGGACGGGACTCTTGGATTGAGCAATACGATCCAGAGATGTATGAATACATGAAATTTCATTGGGGGGCAAAAGGTTGGGCAGTAACCCAGATTGACATTTTCAGAAAAGGCACAGAAAAATGAAAGCGATTCGGACAACAGTTGAGGGTGGAATTGATGGTATCGCAACACAGATATACAACGACAAACTTCTTGTGATGACGGATGCGGATTATAAAAATATTTCTGAAATATTTGATGCGGATCGCAGCCTTCACGAAGCAATTGTCCTTCGTTTTCAAGCCCTGGAAAATTTGGTCAATCTCTTGCTCCGGAGAATCGATATTCTCGAACATCATATCAACTATATGGAGAGCTTGAAATGACCCCACATGAAGAAACTAAACTTGTTATTCTTGGATTTATAGAAACTTTACCGAACGAAGACAAGGAGAAAGTAAAAGAATGTGCTAATGACTTACGACAGAAGATGAAAGAATTTCCTATGCATTGGGGATTGGCTATCGCTTTGGTCGGTGCAGAAGTGGCGGCACAGGAATGACTGTCCTACTTCGAGAGGATATTCTGGCTTGCTCCGGCTATCCGGTTGCCATCGATACTGAAACCACTGGTTTGAGATGGTACTCCGATGGCTTGATCGGGATCGGGATTCACTGTCCCCAGGCTGGAGTTTCCGGCTATGCCCACATCTGTAATTACCGGACAATCAATTGGGGAAAGCCAAAGCACAAGCGCGAGTGGAATGGAGCAATGGATTATTCCAAGTCAAAGCGGGGAAAAAGAGTTTTAGAAGAAAAAATTTTTTATTCAACAGCGACCCAAGCTATTCCAGAGCCAATCAAAATCGAACATTTCAGATCGGCAGTTCACGAAATAGCAGCCGACCCAAAGACAACCCTAATTGGGCATAACTTGAAATTCGATGCTCATTTTCTGGGCTTGCGTTTGTGGGAGTTGCCATGCAAAATACTGGACACCGCAATTTTGACCCACTTGGTAGACTGTCGCCTCAGAAAATCTTTGGCGGCAGCAGAAAATCATTTTCTCGGCACGGACTCGAAAAGAAGCCATGTGTCTGAGGCAGACAAAAGATTTAATAAATCTCCCTGGATGTGGGGAGAAAAAGTTTTAGAGGATTATTGTACAAATGACTGTGTGGTGACTTACCAGTTGGCAGAGACACTCATGCCAAAGATTCGTGATATGGATTTGGCAAAGTTCCTGACCATGCAACTGAAATATCTGCGGCTTCTCCAGAAAACAGAGTGGCGGGGCTTTTTAGTAAAGGAAAAATTTTGTTATGACGCTATCGCTGAGTTTGATCGCAATATTGTTGGTCTTGAGCGCGATCTGTTCGACAGTGTTGGTTTCGAGTTTGATTATCGCAGCTCGAACCAGATGTCAGACGCCATTTATGACAGAATCGGAATCGAAAGACCCGAAAATCCTTTTATAGACGAGTGGGGCAACAAGAAAAAGACGCCAGCAGCAAAGATATATACCAAAACCAGCACAGGTACGCCGCTTCTGGTCAAGCACGATCACCCACTCAAGACGACCATCATCGATCTCAGAGAAAGTATAAAATTAAAAGAATACGCTGAAAAATATTTAATTTTACGTGACAGTGAGGGATTTCTTCATGCTTCTTTTAACCCTACAGGAGCCATTACCGGACGGCTCTCTTGTGGCGATCCGAATCTCCAACAACTCACAGCACGCTATCGAAAATATAATCTTGAATCCACCTACACGGGCGGAAGTGAGCGTGTTGGAGGTTATAATCTCCGTCAAGCTCTATGTAGTAGACCTGGATACAGAATCGTATCAATCGATCATAAGCAGCAGGAAGCAAGACTTTTAGCCATTCTTTCTGGGGAGCCTACGCTTCTCAAATTCATGGCCGAACGCCAGGATATTCACATGGCTATCGCCATTCAGGTGTGGGGCGACTGTGGCAAGGCTCTAAACAAAACCCATCGAGAGTGGAGCAAGGCAACGGTTTTCGGCATTTGTTACGGGATGAGTGACCAAAGTCTCCAAGAACATTACCAAAAACACGGCATCGATGCGATTGCAACAGAAGTGAAGGATCAGTTCTTCCGGACTTTCTCCGGACTTCGACCCTGGTTTGAAAAGACGATGCGCCAGATTGAAGCAGATGGCGGTATCCGTTACTGGTCTGGTCGTTACTGGTTCTATTTCTATCCGAGTGAGAGCTATAAGGGCATCAATGCCATTATTCAAGGGGGAGCCGGAGATTTTCTGGCTTGTGTTTTGCTTCGGGCCAATCAAGTTCTTGAGGCGACAGGGTGGGGCTACTTGATCTCAATAATTCACGATGAGGCACTCTTTGAAATAAAAAAAGAATTCGTGGATATAGCGGCTCCGGTGTTGGGGGCTGTTCTCGAAGGTTTTGACATCTTCGGAGTTCCTTTCCTGACTGACATTGAAGTTGGGGATTCTTATGGCAGCCTGGAACCGTTCGAAACTACGATGGATATTTCCAAGATAGACTGGCAAGAATATCTTTTAGAAAAAGTTTAGAAAATAAAATTTTATGAGAGAGCTTTCACTTTACACTGGAGTTGGTGGCGGAATCCTAGCTTCGATGCTCCTGGGCCACACAATTATTGGGGCTGTCGAAATGGATAAATACTGTTGCTCTGTTTTAGAGCAGCGACAAAAGGACGGTGTACTTGACTACTTCCCAATCTTTCAAACTGACATCCGAGACTTTATACGGGCCGGATACGCAGACCTCTACAAAGGACACTGTGATCTCGTTTCTGGCGGATTTCCATGCCAGCCCTTTTCTCATGCCGGAAAGCGCAAAGGAGCTAAAGACTCCAGAAATCTCTGGCCTGAAACTATCGACGTGGTACGTCGAGTTGCGCCAAAATTTTGCTTTTTTGAAAACGTGCCTGGGTTACTTTCCTCCGGTTATTTCGGGCAAATTCTCTATGACTTGGCCGAAAGCGGGTATGGTGTACGATGGAGAATTCTTTCCGCAGCCGAATTGGGTGCGCCGCATAAGCGAGACCGGCTCTGGATTGTTGCACACACCGACAATTCACGACGCCTCTGGGATCAAGAGGACTCAGGAAGGGTGGGAGAAACGAGCAGCCTTTCGCAAATCGATTGGGAGAGATCATATAGCTCCGGCAGGGCTTTCGGAGCAGATATGGCTAGAGGATCAGGGAATCCCGCTGATGATCTCGAAGTGGCCGACGCCTCAAGCAAGGGATTGGAAAGGAAGCAGCGGCAGAAGTTTAAAGGGACAAGAACGAGACTTACCAACAGCGGTTAGTGGTATCTTGAATCCTGATTGGGTGGAGATTTTAATGGGTTTTCCTTTGAGTTGGACTTCGCTTAATCCTATCGATCCGTCTGAGTTTTCAGCATGGCTTTATGGATTTAAGGATGGAGAAGTTGGGAGAACCGAACAAGAAGCCCGTTACAGTTCGGCAGCTTGGCAGGACGGCAGTTGGGAAGATGGAATTCTTCGTACAGTTAAAGGTAGGACAAAAAACAGAATAGACCGCTTAAAAGGAATCGGTAATGCTCAGGTTTCTTTAGTGGCGGCAGCAGCGTGGCGATTACTTACTGAAGAATAAATAAAATTTTCCGATAGCAAGGATGCTATATGACCCTCTCCCGCATATTGTACGAAATATTTTTTCAGGACAGCACGCATTATTCTCAGGTCGAGCCGGACGGCAAAGGCGGTTTCAAGTATACCCCTCACGCCGGAATTCCTTCTCTCGACTTGATTGAAAAGCATTTAGCCGGAGAAATTGTTCTAGGGGCTTACGCTACTTCGCCAGGTAACACAATCCGCTGGATTGCCTTTGATATTGACTCGAAGGTAGGGATTGCGAAGGCCAGGGAAATCGCCAAGAAAATTTCTGATTTTCTGACCGACAATCATATTCCTCATGGGATAGAATTTTCAGGCAGTAAGGGCTATCATGGCTATGTTTTTCTGACAGAGAAAGAAGATGCAAAAAGCGGCAAGACTTTTGGCGAAAGAGTTAGAGATTTTTTTGGTTTCGCCAAATCAGGGGCGCTTCATGTCGAAGTCTATCCAAAACAGGCTGAGTTGGGCGAAAAGGAGATCGGCAATTTGCTCCGGTTGCCTCTGGGACGCCATCCAGGGACACACAAAGAAGCCAGGTTTGTTACAGTCGATCAGTGGGAAGATGGGCCAGCCCTTGATCCTGAGACTATTTTTGCTCAAAAAGTTGATATTTTAGATTTAGAAGCGATTGTTACCGATGTAGACCCGATTGATAATATTGCCCAATTACTCTCTGATTATTGGAGTACCGGACAGAGACATAACATTACCCTCTGTACAGCAGGGATGGCGGCACAATCCGGTATGTCGAAAGATCGCACGATTGAGCTAGTCACCAAGATTCACGAAATTGTTCCTGAAGGGGACTTGAAGGATCAGCTAAATGCGGTAGAGTCTACTTTTAAAAAATTTGCAGCGGGCGAAACAATCGTAGGGGAAAATGGGCTTTCGACTTTTATCCCCGCTTCCGTCCTGATGCAGATACGAAAAGCGATGGGAAAATCGGCTTCGACCATGATTCTTCATGCTATCGATGCTATCCGGCTCGATAAAAATGCCGGTTTCTTAAAGGTCAGGTATGCGGCTCAAGCCGCAGTAGCTTATTTTATTGAAAGCGGCAGGTTAGTCAGGGACGAGACTCATGTTTTTTGGCTAAACAATGAAGATCACCAACTCACTCTGGTTGATAGCTATGCCTGGACGAGAATTATGCTGAATATTTTGGGGATAAACGCCGCCGAAGGTTTTGGCCGCCAGGTAATTGAGGCGGTTAGTCACATGGCTTACCAGGCAGCTAAAGTTGTGATTGTACGCAAGCGATCCTATTGGGATGAATTTAATAAAATTTTATATTTAAATTTAGGCGGGCCGGAGATTTATGTGATCGAAGGCGATATTTTGAAGCTCAGAACTGTCTATAATGGTGAGATAGACATTCTCTTTCGCAACTCGGAAGATACTCTGGTTCTTCCTAACTTGCTTGAAGAAACCAACATGATTGATTGCTGGAAGATGCTGGTCGATGATGTGAACTTCAAAGATGGCGATGCCACGGCTGTCCAGCAGCGGCAGATGATGAAGGCTGTCATCTGTGCCATGTTCTTTCCGGAAGCACTTCCCACACGTCCGATTCCGATGATTATGGGGGCAAGCGGCTCAGGTAAGACAACTACAGCCAGGAGAATCCTGTGGTCGATTGAGGGAACCAAAGAAGATGTGATGGGCCAGGTCCCTGATAAACCGGATGCGCTTAGAGCAAGTATGGCCGCGCACCGGATGATTGTTCTCGATAATGTGGAAAAAACAGAAGCCCGTCATTTGCCGGATACGCTCAATCGGGCAGCGACGGGGAGCCAAATTGAGCTTAGAGAACTCCATACAACCAATCGGGCGCAAAAAATTGTTTTTAATGTTTTTATGTGGATGACAGGGACAGAAATTCCTTTTTCAGATGAGGCGGTTTATACCCGTATTTTGCCTTTCGAGTTGGCCTATCTTGATCCTCACGAGTCGGAGATTTCAATCAGGTCTACCATCGAAACTAATTTTATCCCTTTTTGGAGAGGGCTTCTGTTCGAATTAAATAAAGTTGTGGCAGAGTTAAGGGCGCATCCGGAGATGAGCGTCCCTTCAGAAACCAGACTGGCGGATTTTTATACTTTTTGCAGCCGCATCAAGGGAGTCGATTTTATCGACAGTGACGAACTGATGGCCGGAATGGGGAATCTGACAGACAGCCAGAAAGAGACTCTCAAGAGAAATAGTGCCTTTATCCCCATTCTCGAAGGCTTAATCGAGAGCAGACCGGAAGAAATGTCGGCTGTTATGACCGCAGCCGAACTCTTTGCTAGAGGAAAAAGATACGCCGACCAGTCGAAAAGAAAATTCGAATGGAGTAACTCTCAAGGATTCTCTCGCCATCTGGATATGCTCGAACCACAGATGAAAAAATATTATGGGCTAAAAGTGACAACGGATCGAGTGGCGGGTAGGGAAGTAAAAAAATATAAATTTCAGGCCGCAGTTGAGGCGTTAGCAGCAGCGAAGGCCAAAGCAAACAGAACAAATTAAATGACACATATTATTCTAAGAGAAGGAGACTGTTTAGAGATACTTCCAAAAATAAAAGAAAAAAGTATTCATGCGATTATTACTGATCTCCCTTATGGGACTACTCAAAATAAATGGGACTCGATTATTTGTCTTGAGACAATGTGGAGAGAAGTTAAGCGTATACTCAAGCCGCATGGCGTTTTCATAACAACGGCAAGTCAGCCGTTTACAAGCATGTTAGTTACAAGCAATCTAAACGGGTTCAAATATGAGTGGATTTGGCGCAAAAGCCATGCTACAGGACATCTAAACAGCAAAGTTATGCCTCTTAGACAGCATGAAAATATTCTTGTCTTTGGCGATGGACGGGTGACTTACAATCCGCAGATAACGAGAAAGCCGCCTGCAGATATACGTCCCTCTCGCCGTTCAAAAGCTCATTCAGATTGTTATGGCGCATATCGCAATGATGTGGAGACAACCATACCTCTCGATATGTCGTATCCGCGCTCTATTGTGGAATTCAACAGTCCGAATCACGGCGAAAAGGGCTTGCACCCTACTCAAAAACCTACTGCTCTTTATGAGTATTTGATAAAGACCTATACAAATGAAGGTGATTGGACACTTGATTTCTGCATGGGATCGGGTACAACTGGAGTAGCAGCTAAAAAATTAAATAGAAATTTTGTCGGAATAGAAAAAGAAGAAAATTATTTTAAGATAGCAGAAAAGAGGATACAAAATGCCGCATCCAATTCCTGATTGGGACTTAGCTCGAAGGTTGGTGAAGTATGTGGGAACCAGGCAGATTGAGGGAATGGACACAACCATTCGAGAAGTGAGTGTGTTCTTGGGTATCGGGCGAGATCGCATCGAAAATTTGATGCAGGAAAAAAATATAATTTATCGTATGATTACAGGCGACAAAGAAGGCGGAAGGGATTTGCTGGTTCTGGAGAATGTCCCTCAGACCCTAGCCCTTGACTCTGACTTGTCCGTTCGAGATATAGACAGGTCTTTTCAGGGGATTGTTTCGGGCAATCGAGAAGTACGAATTGTTCGTCATAAAAAAATAAAGAAAAAAGAAAGAGAAAAAATGAAGATAGTAGACTTCTGGAGTAGGGGAAAACAGGAGGGAGAATGAGTGTTTTAATCTGGATTTCCATAATAACGCTTGCCTCTATCTGCATCCTTGTTCTGGTCGAGATTGGCCTAGAGAAAACCAGAGAGAAATATTCAGAAGGAGAAGGAGATGAAGATGAAAACTATGGGTGAGTTGCTGAAAGAGATTACCGGCTGGCAAGATAAAATTTTTACTCAGGCGACTTCTATTTCAGCGGCCACCCATCTCAAAAGAGAACTGACTGAACTGGTGGTTGACCTGATTAACCATGACTATGAGAACGCTCGACTGGAGATGGCTGATTGTTTTATTCTGATAGCGGGTGTGGCGCATCTTTCCGGTGTTGATCTGGAAGCAGCGGTTGAGGAAAAGATGGAGATAAATAGAAAAAGAACTTGGGGGAAGCCGGACAAAGATGGCGTAGTTGAGCATATGAGAGATGAGAGTAAGCCAGCTTGGAAATCAGTTGGTATATCCACAATCGACGGTAAAAATGTAGAACTTTTTGTATTCGATTCAAAGTCAGAAAATTTAGGAGAATAAAATGTACAAGCTGACTGAGAGATTTACGAGCAGAGATGGCGTCCTAGAGCCTGATCCGAGACTTTATGGGATGACCCAACATGGGCTTGATGTGATCGGAGCCGCCAAAGAGCATCTGGGGGGAGCGACTCATCTTTTTGCCAGAATCGATGGGGGGCCAGCGAGCCAGGTGAGATTTTTTACAAGGGATAACGGGCTGAGTTTTGTCCGTTCGGAAAAACCGGAATCGGGGTGGGCCAGTCAGGAACTTCAGCATAGCTCAGGTTATATTCCCGAAAGGGGGGAAGTTGGCTGGTGGAACGCCACAGTCGATGGCGCAGCGAGCGATGTAGCTGATAGTTTAGGGCTGCCGAACTCATGGCATGTGTCTACTTTCATGGTTTTTAATTGGGAAGAAGGTGGGCAGCCGGAGATTCCAGGCGAAGGTGGGCCGGAGATTCCACCCTCCCCAGGCAAAACAATTGCCGCTATCTTGTATACAGATGGAACTTGGGAGCAGAAATAATGTCTCTAAATCTCACAAATATTCTTTTATTTTTTGTCGTGATGTGGCTGGTCACACTCACGTCTTGGCTGATCAGCACGGAGTACCGGCTGGCAAAACATCGAGAATATGTGAGAAATTGTTATGATATTATCTGGCAGGAACTTCGTCACAATAGTTTTTCTCTGGAACTCCGGCTGATGGGACTTTTTCATAACCATCAACCGGAGAACCTGGGAGAATATATTAAAAAATTAACGGACAGATTTTATAATAGGCTTAAAATAACTAAGGAGTAGACAGTGGTAAATCTTTGTGGGATTCATGATCGAGAAGGGGAGAACTTCTCTCCTTCTGGGACTTGGTTACTTGATACGATAGCCTTATCAGAGAACCCAAATCCGAAAACTTATTCGGAAAATTTTAGCTGGATTATTCGGGCGAACTACGGATACGGCAGCACCGGTACGATCCCTCTCAATCCAACCGATCAGGAAATTTTTATTTCTCGCTTGATAAATTATGCCAAGACTTCTAAGAACGGAACTCGTTTTATTATCGGAAACGAGCCGAACCTTTCGAGAGAATGGCCGGATGGCAAGCCGATTTATCCGCAGCAGTATGCGGATTTTTACCGGAGATGCCGGAGGGCGCTTCACGACTCGATGGGGGAGAAATGTGAGGTCTTGATCGCAGCATCCGGACCCTGGAACAACGAGCTAAAATATCAGGGAAATTCGAACGGCGACTGGATAAAAAATTTTTCCGATACGATTTCTGCCTGTCAAGGTGAACTTGACGGGTTTTCTATTCATAGCTATTGTCACAATTATGATGTGAACTTGGTCTGGTCGGAAACCATGATGAACTTCCCGTTTGAGAATCGCCATTATGATTTCAGAACGTATCGAGATTATACCGTGGCAATCCCTCAAGAGTATGCCCACTTACCTATCTATCTGACAGAGGCGAACGGTGGCCCGAACTGGCAAGCAGTTGGATTGATGCCAGCGATGGCGAGAGAGATAAATTCTTATAATGAGGCAGTAGTAAATAGAAAAATAAAATGTTTAATTTTTTATCGCTATCCCCATTATGATGACTACTATATCCAGGGGAAATCCGCTGTAGAGCAGGAATACAAGGAAACAGTGAATTTAAACTTTCAAACTTTTATGCCGGTTGCGGCGACTCCGACACCAGCGCCGGTTGACCCTTATCCAGGTGCGATCAAGGCTCTGGTTAAGGCGACTCTCTTGAATGTGCGAGACAAAGCAGGGACGGTTGGTTCGAATATAGTTGGAACTCGCAAAGAAGGCGATAAAATTTCAATTTTAGAAGAAAAAAATGTTGACGATAAAATCTGGTATCGCATCGGTGAGAACGAGTGGGTGATTGCCGAGTGGACAAACCGGCAACCAACTCTGCCAACTCTGACGCCCAAAACCGATTGGGAGCGAGCTAGAGCTTTTACTGCCGGATGGGAAGGCGGTTTTCAAGATTTAGATTGGGATGCGGGCAACTGGACTGGTTGTAAGGTAGGACAGGGGATCAAGAAGGGAACAAATTTCGGAATTTCTGCTTGCTCTTATCCAGGTCGAGACATTGCCGGTCTGACTAGGGCAGATGCCGATAAAATTTATTTTGAGGATTACTGGCAAAAATCTGGAGCCGATAAACTTCCCTGGCCCCTCAACTTAATCCATTTTGACACCGCCATTAACTTTGGTGTTGAAGTGGCTAAATATTATCTGGAGAAAAGTGGGGGCGATCCCCTCTTATATATAGCGATGAGACTCAGAGGTTACAGAAAATCAGCAGCTTGGCCGAACGCCGGAAATGCCTGGGTAGATCGAACGGCTGACTTGTTAGCGGAGGCTTCGCATCGTGAGTAGGGAATCTTAGCAAGCTAGATAATAGACAGGGAGAACTTCTGGTGTTATTCTGGAACTATGAAAGAAAAGGAATCGATGGCATATAGAGCTTTTTTTGATGACAAGAGAGAGTTTGGAATCGAACTGGAAGGATTTGGATTCTCTCGACTGGAAATTGTAGAAGCATTAGAGCAGGAAAGAATTCCTACCAGTCTTGGAGATAGTTATTCGGCAGGGGTTCAGAAATGGACAATCGGATTTGACAGCACGATCAAGCAACTCTATCCGGTCGAGATTATTTCTCCGATTCTTTCTGGCGAGAAAGGATTTCATCAGGTTAAGAAAGTTTGTGCAGTTTTGAACCGGATGGGATTTCAAACCGATCAGAGTTGTGGCTTTCACATTCACTGGAGTGTGGCGGATTACACCGGACGAAGTGTGATTAACCTACTCCGGTTGTATGGAAAGTATGAAAAAGTTTTAGATTTTTTATTTGACGAATCACGAAGGGGAGATGAGAGCGATTTTGCTCATTCTCTGATCAAGGAAGGTGGAATTGGTTGGACATATATCTTAGACAAGCCGTTCTTCTATCAAGCCTACCAGATAGCCAAAGAATTTGAGGATACCCAAAGAACTAAAAATAAAACGAGTTTTCCGTCTGCAAGACACCATAAGGTAAACGTTTGTGCGATCAATAAATACCGCACAATCGAGTTTCGCCAACATCAAGGCACATTCGATTATGAGGAAATCAAAAATTGGCTTGTTCTCTCACAGCAGCTAATTAACAGGGCTAAGGACAGTCTGGTTTTAGAAGGTATATCAACCTGGGAAAGTATGAACAAAACACTAGGGCTAACCGAAAGCCAGCTTCGAGAATCGATGGAAACAGGGGATAAGTTTTTGCTTCGAGATATGCGGGATTTTTACCGGAAAATTTATCGAGAAAATAAAGAAAAGGAAAAAGTTTATGCCTCTCACATGGGATAGGGAATACGATTTGCCGGACGAAGAAGATGACGATACTTTGATCGATCAGATTATCGCTCACGATATTACCGCTATGGGAGCCGTTTTTATGGATACATTTGGAGATTTTGATCCTGGCGATGACTTGGAAGATGAGGATGATTTTTTCGATGATGATTTTGATGGCGATCTCGATGAGGAAGATGATTTTGATGTCGAGCCGATAGACGCCATCGATCCGCCAGATTATTCGCAATATCTCTATTAGATTATGAGAATGAAAATTGCATTTAAAAATGGTGGATTTGTTGATATATGGGCATTAGGCACTCTCGAAGTAAATTTTGATTTGTTTACAGACGAAGTGGATTACTACACAACCGAAGGTATTAAAGATGTTCGAGTGAAACTGAGGGATAAAAATGGCACGCTACAGTTGGACAAAGAAATGGACGAGAAACAGGAAACGAAGCAGCGGCAAGTTTAAGCTATTTGGGAGCCGACGCCGCAAGAAGCTGTTTGGCTGGTTCTAGTTAAAATAAAAAATTAAATTATTCAGAAAAAGAAAGAAAAGAAAAATGAGCCACTTTACCGTATTGGTTGCCGCCAAAGACGATGAGAACTTAGCCGAAGTCTTGATGCCCTATCACGAATATGAGTGTACCGGAATTGAGGAATACACTGAATTCGTGCCGGAAGATATGGACGAACTCCAAAAAAAGTTTGAAGAATATGGGGATGGGGAAAGTTTCGAAGATTTTATTGATGGTTGGAGTGGAGCAAAAAAGAACGAAGAAGGAATTTATGGCCGGATAACGAACCCCCGAAGCAAATGGGACTGGTGGGTGATCGGTGGGCGCTGGTCTGGTTCTTTTACCCTCAAGCCGGACGCAAAGGGAAGGAATGGTGAGGGGGGCGCTTTTTCGCCAGCAAACACGGATGAGGGGAAAGCCGACGTTGCTTTGGCTGGAGATATTGATTGGGATGCGATGCGTCAAACTGAGATGGATAGGGCTTCTCAGAGATACGACAGGTGGCACTCGCTTCCCGATAAGGAAGTAGTTGGTGAGGAACTGTGGCGAAAAAGTTTATTTGATAATAATTTTATTTTTCTGGAACAAAATGAAGTAAATGACTTGAATGATTTAAGCAAAGAGCAGTATGTCGCCAAGTATGGCAGTTTTGATGCCCTGACCTATGCCTTTATTGATCTGGAAGGTAAATGGCATGGCCGCGGTGAGATGGGCTGGTTTGGTATGTCGAGTGATGAGCAGCCGGATTACAATGTCGAGTGGTGGAAATTTGTCGAGTCGCTTGCGCCGGATCAGCCTTTGTATGTTGTAGACTGTCACATTTGAGCCATGAACGGTCGAACGATCAGATATAAAAAGCCGGAATGGTCGAACTGGTGTTATGAGACTATTCACGAATATGAGGTCGAGATGCGGGTTGCCAAACTCGAAGCACTTGGCTATATCGTAGAAAAATAAAAATGAAAAATTTTATTGAGTTTCTACTTTGCTTTGGATTGGGTGCGGTGATTGTCGCCGGTCTGATGTGGATGATGTTAGGGGGATGGTGATGGAGAGATATATCCATAAAATTATTGGCTTGATTGAAGATATGGATAGTGAAAAAGAATTAAAAATTGCGGAAAGATATTTATATGATTTTTTGCATGTGTTTCTAGTTGCCTATCGCTTCGATCAAATGGAAGAACTTCGTAATCTTTCATTCGGGTGGAAGCCAGGGATAAACCATCTCATGATCAGCGATATATTTTCAGCGATGGAGGCCGAACGAGAAGAAGCTATCAAAGCTGCCAGTGTGTCAGCGACAGAAGATTCAGAAGTGGTAAGACTGAGAATCGAAAAACTTCTCAAAAAATAAAATTTTTTATTTATAAAAAGTAAGCAAGCCCGACCAGTTTGGTCGGGTTTTTGTTTTGATTGCCGGTTGACAAGCCGGATAAAGTCTGGTACTATGTAGTTAGTGCGAAGGATATAAGCCAGAACTAGAGAAAGAACTTAGAAAATGCTAGAGATAATCAAGTCGTGGCTGAGTGGGGGAAACAAAAAGAGTACGGGATTTCGAGAGCCTATAAAGATATATAGGCATCGGGGTCACATGATCTCGATTCGTCCGGTTACGATAGCCGAAAAGAGATATTATAAGGGGTTTTGGACTTACAAAGGGGATACGCAGCCGCAAAGCAGCGTCTTGAAAACAGAAGAAGCCATTTTAGAGTGGGCGAAATTTAAGATAGACGAGTTTCTAGGGGATGCAAAATGAAAACAATTACCCATGATTTAAGAGATACTTTAGAGGGCAAAGAGATAGAGATATATAGATTGCTTTGCCTGAACCGGACAAACAGCCAAATTGCCCACGAAATGAACATGCCGTATGCAACGGTGCGCTGGAACCTGAGAAATATCTATCGAAAGCTAGGAGTAGATACGACAACTGGAGATACAGATACCCAACTACCGCGGCGCAGAGCTATGTTATATAGTGGCACAAAAATCGAGCAAGTCGTGAGCTATGGTAAAGAGAATGGAGAAGGGAAATCCTATGGGCTGAAAGAAATTAGAAACGCCGCCAAGAAAACCGGATTTTCCTCAGAGCAGATTGAAAATTTAATTTCTTTTCTGGAGATGCTATAAAAATGTACAGACTCTATAACGAGTACGGAGCAACTCACTTCCCAGGTGACATACTTTCAGATCGAGTCGATATTTTGATTCGAGATTTCCACGCTCAGTATCCAGACGCAGATTTGAACGACATAGAAAATATTATCGGACAAACTGCGGGCGCAGTAGTAGGAGAGATGCGATTGCGTCATGCGATGAAGATGCGAAAGGCCAAAAGAGTCGCTACAAAAACGAATTTAGTCTTGCCTATTGACAAGCCGGATAATGCATGATACTATGTAGTCAGTGGTCAGGAAAAAGCAAGAACTAGAGAGATAAAATAGAAATGCCATTTCACATTCAAGAAACTTATGTCAATCGGACTGAAAATCACATTTACGGTGAATCAGCCATCGAAGAAACGAACACGGATAATTTGGGCGTTTTGTTTCGAGCTTTACAGAAGGAATGGGGACGCTGCGAAAGTAAAGTTTATGTCGATACGCCAGAGGGGACAAAGCACATTGGCTGGACTTTTGCTCGTATGAGCCGCTATGAAGGCGGGCGTTTGAAGGGCAAAGATGCTTGGTACTGTCGAGAGGTTTGGGTTACAGTTTTCGATATGCCGGAATAAAAATTTTTATTTCACAGAAAAAGGAATCAGAAAATGAGCGCATTTGTTTGTAGTGCCAAACTCATCGGGATCGTCGCCCAAAGAGTCATTGAGAAATATCAGTGTGCGGGAACACCTGTGAGCGTGCCTGATTTTGCCGAAAAGATGGCTAGGTTAAATGTCGAATCTGTTGATTACCGCTATAACGAAACAACTGATGCGGTCGAGCTAGATGCGTTTGTTGCCGAATGCCGCAAAGTTTCTGACAGCCAAGTAACTTGGGACGAAAAAATTTCCGATACGAGACTGTTGGGTGCAGTAGGTTGTTTTCTCTATCAGTCTTGTGAATCAGATGCGTGTGTGGACAGTGAAACCTACCAGTTGGTAAAGAGATTCGAGAGTTTCTTAGAAGGGAAGGGGATTAAAAGTGAGGGTTGGAGTATCGCCTGATTGCCAGGGACACAGAAAAAGTTTTCAACATGGGTGTCTTTAGACATTTTTTCCGACCGAAAACAGAGAACGTCCCAGACAAGTGAGCTAACCGAATAATTCAGCCGGAAAGTTTAGGGATAAATTTTCCGGCTGAAAAATAAAATTTTAGGAGAAAATCATGTTAGACGCCAGCCTACCGATTGAACAACAAATTGAAAATATGTCTTATCGTCCAGCGTTATATTTTTTAAGGAAAAATGGCTACAACTTTACCTGTACCATCAAGCGCGACAGCAATCCAGGCTTTGTTTACTCGAAGGGCGATCATCACATTCCGATGAGCTTAGAGGTTACGGATGATGTGCGGATAAAAGTTTTACCTGTTTTGAGAACAAAATAAAAGGTTTTTAGATTGGAGATAGAGCCATGAAATTTACGGATAGCAGGGGAGTTAAATACCAGATTGACGCAAAGGCCAGCGGTAAGTTTCAGCTTTGGTCGTGGTCTAACAAACAGTCCGGCTGGAAATTTAATGGCGAGTTTTCTACTTATCAAGAGGCGTATGATTTGATGCTGTCGATAGGGTTATTTAAATAATAAAAATAAAAAGTTTTTAGATTTGTCGGATTGAAGATGAGATTTCGTAAGTCTCTGCGCTGAAGGGTCGAAAGACTAGCGTGTGATGGTGCAAGAACCGTAGCACAGCAATCCGACAAATGTGAAAATTTTTAAGAAATGAGGATCGACATGAATCAGCCGCCAAAGAGTATCTTGGATACCGCACCGGAGTTTCATTTCAGCCAGGGAAATATTGTTTGGCATCGGGTCGAGTTGGCGTTTAGACGTTGGCGATATGCCAGATTTTTATGGGGACGTGATCACAAGATAGCCCAGGGATATTGGAAGTTGTATCTAAAGCGCCAGCACGAAGCGAGAAATTTTTCTTTAAAAATTTAGGAGAAAATTAAAATGCCGGAACAACAAAAGTTTTCTCATTACCTAGTTTCGACAGGTGTAGTCACCAACTCAGAACGAAAGCGATCTCTTATGATCTCTATCGGAAACATGGAAGATTCATACGACGGTCTTTTGTTACACCTGTCACCAGGAGAGGCCAAGATTTTATCGAAGGCAATTTACGATGCCGCACGAGCAATGGAACAGCAACCGAAAGGGAAGGGCTAACATGCAATTTATTCGAGTCGAGAGCGTCAGCCGTCGCGAGAGCGATGGGGAGCAGATTATTCGTGCCATCTTTGAGATTACGCCGCGGGAATACAGCCGGATCATTAACGAGCGAAACGAACGAGCCGTCGAGCAAGCTAACCAGGCGCGACGCCAACAGATCGAGCGTGAGAATGAGGCGGATTGGGAACGTGAGCGACAGTGGTATCAGGAATCTTATGACAGGGACGAAAATTAAAAATCTTTTCTTAGGAGAAAATTAAAATGCTTACACATCTAGGAGTCAAGTCGTTTGTTCCGGTCTTCGAGCGCACCCACGAAGTGTATGACTTTTCTAAAAAAGCTATCTATGAGAGAGGGGGGTTTAGAATCGAGCCAAGATACAAGCGATGGGGTTACAATTTTTGGGAAATCCGTAAGACTAGCAACCAGAAAAAACTTTGGGCGATTGTCAGAGTCAAACGGGAGAGAGCCGGACAATTGAGGTTGATGTAAGGAAAAATTAAAAAATTATGGAAAATTTTGAGGATAGGCTGATTCGATGGGGGAAAGAGACTTTGGAGAAATCTAAAGAGCCAAGAAGCATGATTTCAAGAGAGTCTCTAACCTATGCGATGGTCTGTATTTTGTACGGAGAAATGGAGAAAAATAAAAAAATGTTTAAGGTTTCTATTCCGACAGGTGTTGGCGGTGTGTGCCAGATTTTTGAGGCGTCAAGAATTATTTATTCTCACAGGAATGGAGAGACAGATGATCCGGAAATCGATGGCTGGTATTTTATCGAGTGGGGAATGTATCTAACAGTTGGCCGGAATCCTTGCCAGAATCCGAACAACGATCCCCTAGAAAAATATTATGGGCCGATTCCAGAGCCGGAATGGGAATAAAAAATTTTTATTTGTGAGAAATGCCGGAGATCGGGAGATTTCCGGCATTTTTTATTTGCCGGAGCGAGCCAAGTCCGGCGATGCCGGTTTCGAGCTTGGGGCTTGACAAGCTGACTAATATATAGTATTATGTAGTTATAGATGTTTGAAAAGACTAGAGCCAGAGAAAAGAGAGAAAAATGAACACACAGACAGCAATCAAGTCGGTTGACTTAGAAAAATTCTTAGTTCGCGCATCCGCGATTATCAAGGCAATCGGGTATGTCTCCAATAGTGAAGTCAAATACACCGATAAGAAATCTACCGCGATGTTGGCGTTGGAATGGGCAGACGATATGAAACCGCGAGAGATTATCAGCTTGACTTTTGATTCGAGCGATAAGATAACGGGTAAAGAGGTTGCGGAATGGATGAAATCGCTTGATTCATCCAAATACCCGATTAAGGACTATATGCATAATTTAGCGTATATCGGATTTTCCGGTTTGGTCACAGAACAAATGGCGGGATATGCCGCGAGCGCGATCAAGGCTTTTGAAAAAGAGAAAACCAAAGGCGCGGACGTAAAGCAGGGATCGACCGAAATGGCGGCTGCACTTGGTCAAGTCGGGACGAAAATCTACGGGATCAAAGTAGTGTACGTCGCCAAATCGCAATTCGATTCCAGGTTTGGAGTATGTCACAAATATCAATTTGAGAGTGTCGTTGGCAATCACAAAATCACTTGGATGACTTCAACCGATCTACCGAATTTGACCATAGGATCGAGCTTTACTCTGGATGGCACAATCAAGGAATATTCGACCTATCGGGGAAAGCACGAATGCCAGGTGACGCGGGCAAAACTCCGCAATGGCTAGGGAATCGGGGAATCAAGGAATCGCTCAGAGAAATCTGAGCGATTTTTTATTTTATTGTCAAATAAAAATTTTTTTATGCGAGATCGGATAGGGGATCAAGGGATTTCTCTGAGGGATCGATCAGGGAATCGATCAGGGAATCGATCAAGGAATCTCTGGAAGGGATCAAGGGATCGATCAAGGAATCCGTTGAGAAATCTGTCAAGGGATCAAGGGATCAAGGGATTCGTCAGCTTTGAGGGATCAAGGAATCTATCTGCACGCGGGCGGGCATTCCTGGGCATATATGTATAAGCGGGTATTTGTGGGAGTTTGTGGGAGAAAAAATTTTTATTTCCGGATTTCGATGGGGAATGGGGGATTTCGCCGGTTTCGGGTCCGGCACGGACCGGCAAAAGTTGCCGGTTCACGCCGGCGGGTCCGGCCATGACTATGCGAAAATAGCGCCGGACCGCGGGTGAAATCGGCCAAAAGCACGACTATGCGAAAAATTTATCGAAATTTTCCGAAAATTTTCGCCCAAAAAATTTTTAATTGTGCAGCCGAAAATTTTTTGGGATCGGGTACGGCTGCAATCAAACCGATCCCGATCCCGATCCCGATCCCGTCCGCGTTGGGAGACGATGACCGATGCACCCGATCCCGATGATGCAGCCATTACAGCCGATCCCGTCATCGTCTCCCGATGCAGCCAACGCGCACCCGATGACCGTCAACGGCTGCATCGGTCATCGGTCGTTGTTACGGGTGCAGCCGTCAACATTTGGATCGGTCATCGGGGTCGGTCGTCGTCTCCCGATTTGCAGCCTATCGCGTCATCATAGCATCGTCGCAAATGCCAAAAAGACGGTCATACAGCCGCGTTACAGTATAGGTATGCTACATTTTACCTATGATTCTAAAATCGCTGTACAGCCAAAAAACAGGTAGTTTACATAATCAACATTTGTAAACTTTTGTTGCCGAATAAGGTCAAAAAATAGATAGATATTGTTAACACCTAGATCGGGAGACAAACGAAAATCGCACCCGTTGTCGGGTGCGATTTGTGAGATATTCGATTGTCGGGTGCAGGTTGAAATTATGTCTTATTAATCTCAATCACGAATGATAGCAAATCTTCATTGTGCTTTGTTTTGTCCGCGTTCTGATACGCCAAACTGAAAAGTTGAAATAGCACACTATCTACCATTTCAATACATTCTTGGTAAGTTTGTCTCTCACGTCCTACGCTATTTCTTACTTTGATAATAAGAAATTGACGGTGCGCGATCATACCCGTTCGTTGTGCAGATTCTAAAATTTCTTGGTAGATTTTCATCTCTATTGTCTCCCGTTATGTGATAGTTTGACCGATGTAACGATCCATTTGGCAACGACCAAAACTGCATAGGCTGTACAGATAATCGATACCAGATTGCTATTATGGTTTGCCAACGCGATCCATGCAATTGCAGCCATCGTCATCTTGGTTACTTGGTAGATTGTCATTGTATGTTGTCTCCCGTTATGGTTTGCTTGATTGTCGGGTGCAGCCGTGATTATTCGATTTTTTCTATGGCGCGATTCTCAACAATGACGATAGGCAAACCATCAAATTTGACGATAGTATGTTTTCTCCCGTTTGTCTCAATCACTTGGCCGATTGTACCCGTTTTGATTTCATGCATGTTGGGTAGTTTGATGATCTTGATTGTCTTGATTTTCATCTCTGAAATCTCCCGTTATGGTTTGATAGTTTGGTGCAGCCGATGAATTGACGGTCATCGGCTGCATACTGCACCCGTTACTTATAAAGTTGTCTTATGAGAGTATCGATTGCGTTTGCGTCAAGGCTGCAAGTATTGAAATCGCGACCATAGATTACATTGTTGGGATCGAATGCGGTACGGTCAATCGAAATTGAGAACACATCAATACCCGATGACCGTACCCGATTGACCATTCGGCGGGTATGCTCAATTGCACGCGATTGTCGATACATACCCGATCCGCAAGATGGCTCACCATCCGAAATCACGATCAAAACTTTTCTCTTTTCTTTGGAGACAAATTTTTTGCTCATTTCATGGATAGCGTACCCGTCTCGCGAGTACCATAGATAGCGGGTATCACCCGCATACTTACCGATAGTCAGCGTTTGCAGCCGTCTTGCCAAGATAGAGAGTGATTCTCCCGATTGCATGAGAGGATAGAGAATCACTTGATTTGCACTGTGATCGGGATCGGCTGTATGACCGTAAACCGTTACTTGCGCTTTTCCGTTTATTAATCCGGTCGTTGCACCTAATACAGCCGATGACGCGCCAACTATTTTCCGGTCATACGATCCCGATGCAATCGAATTCATCGAAATGCTACAATCCAACAATAAGATAACCTCCATAGGCTTGATTGTCGGCTGTAAAATACGGGTAGAAAAAACTTTTCTATCGGTCATAATCCGATGTACTTGACGCAAATTTCTACCCGTATTTTTTTGCTCTCCATATCCGACATTTGCGTTTGTACGTTGTCGCGCCATCTCTGATAACTTAGTATATCTGCGATCCATTTCGATCCCGACGTTGGCTGCATCGACAACGATTTCGCTAACCGTATTTCCGTCAAGTCCAACGCGGAAATTTCCGTCACTTGGCAAATCGCTATAATCGGGTGCAGCCGCGTTTCGGTCGCGCATCGTATCGATTTGTGGAATATCGATTGTATCGTTGGCTGTATATTCGGGATCGTCTCCCGATCCCGATCCCGATCCCGACGCGTCATTATATTGACCGTCTTGACCGTCTTGACCGTCTTGACCGTCTCCCGATCCCGTTTGATCGTCTTGATCGTCATCGGTCAAACCGTCTTGATCGTCTTGGTCATCGTCGTTGGCTGCACCCGATCCCGATTGACGGTCATCGTCATCGGTTTGATCGGCTGCATCATCGTCTTGATTGTCTCCCGATTGACCGTCATCGTCTTGATCATTGTCTTGATCATCGTCTTGATCATCGGCTGTATCATCGTCATTGTCTTGATCATCGATTTGGTCATTGTCTTGACCGTCTTTTTGTGCAGCCGATGAGTCATCATCTCCCGTTGACATACCCGTATCATCATCTTGATCGGCTGCATCGTCTTGATCTTGGTCATCGTCTTTATTCGGTTTGTCGGGAGACGGTTTGATCGGCTTGATTTCGGCTGCAATCAATTCGTATATCTTTGCAGCCAAAACAAAACGATCTTTCAAATCTGTTTTGCCGATGACCGAACGCGCTAGTTTGAAAAGTTTTTTCGCGTAGGGTGACGTACCGCGCGGTGCAGTAGATGTTACTTTAGCGAAAAGCATCAAATTTCGTGCTATATGGGGATCGTCTCCCGATGCAAACGATCCCATTGTTTGACCAAGAAATTTGTACTTTTCATCGGTTAGCATCAACTTATTGATTTCATCCAACGACCAAGATAGAGACGGTGCAGCCGTTGAAATTTCACTCTCAATATAGATATCTTCAACTATATTTGAGACGGAACGCGCTAACTCAGGATCAAACCGTTTGGCTGTACGTGATTTGATGTACTCAACATACCCGATCAAATCTTTAGGACTGTATGCGAAATGTCCTATTTCATGCACTATGATGCCTAAAATTGCACCCGTGGTTTGATACCCGTTTAATCGTTGGCTGCACCCGATCCCGTCAAAGTATCCTCTGAGAAACTTTTCAGAGATGACAATCAAATCTCTATCGGGATCCGCGTAGGCTGTATCGATTTGCTTAGATAATCCAACGCGGATATTTCGCAGTAGTGTTTTGTTGAGTAGTGAGATGGCGATCCCCATGCAAGATGATGCAAACGGGATGAACCGCGGATTCTCAATTGAGGGTACGGTTATTGATTGACCGTACCAGGTATAAACATTCGATGTACTTTGATAGAGAGATTTCATTCTGTGATTTCCTTATTCTGTATTGTCGGCTGCACCGGCCGTTGTCTCCCGATACAGCCGATCCCGATGCAGCCGTTTGTTAGTAGGATGAAAGAATAGGATGTGATGGCGCAGCCGCGAAAATTGCGTCGCGCTCACCCAAATGTCGATTTGTGATTTCAACGACCGATTTTCGAACGGGTGCATTGTTTTCGTCATCGGGTATCCGCAGAATGACAACGAATTCAAAAGCATCCCTCACAGATAATCCCGCGCCGACTAATTTGGAAATTTTCAGAGTATCGCGCGTGCTACAAACGAAATCATTCTCCCGTAACAATGCAGCCAACGATACGATTTGATCGGCTGCACCGTCATCAATACCCGTCCGCGTTGTAAGTACTTTGATTTCATCTCCAGGTGGGATCGGTTTAACTTCTAAAATCATATCAAACCGATTTGTCAAAGCATCATCCAACAAAAAAGTACCCGCAAATTTCGCGCCAAGATTGACCGTACCGATGAAAAGTACATTTGGTCCCACGCGGAAATCGATATGATGCAATCGGGTGCAGCCGTCATCATCCAACAATGGGAACAAGGTATTGTGCATGTTGGATTCGAGACGGTTAAATTCATCCAAAACGATCACACAATTTCCGCGTGCAATTCGTTCTGAAAATTCTGAAATGGTGAAAATTGTTTCGGGTACGGCTTGACCGTTGACGATGACCGTCTTTACTTCAGTATCAAAAAACCAGTCATTAGGATCGCGGACGGCTGCGCAATTCATCCGAAAATAGTCAAGACCTAATTTGTCTGCGATTTGCTTGGCAATAGTTGTCTTGCCATATCCGGATTCTCCCGTCATGAGAATTTTCACGGCTGTATAGGGATCGGAAATCAGTAGATTGACGGCTGCAAAAACTTGACGTTTGGCGTTTGGCGAAATGTAGTATCCCGTATCGTCAACGTCCCAAACTACATCCGGATTGATCCATCTTGCAATCCCGACAATGGGAGACGGGATATAGCGTTTGGGCAATTCGATGATGACGGGTGCATTGTTGGGATCGAATGCGGGTGTATCATCGGGATTGATTTGATCATCGTCATCGTCATCGTCATCGTCATCGGGAGACGGTGCAGCCGATATAGCGTCATCGGAGACGGTCAAAACGGGTGCATCGGGAGACGATGCGGGTGCAGCCGCGATAGTTGGAGTATCGATTGTTGGGACGGCTGCAAACGGTTTGATTTCGTCAATTTTGACCGATCCCGTATTACCTTGACTAAGATGACAAACGATTGACCATATTGATCCCAAATCGCGTTTTGCAATAATCGTTGAATTGTAAGTCTTACCATTTGGGATCAAGACGGGAGACGATGACGAAATGATTTCGTATTTTCCCGTATCATTGACAACTTTGACGGTGCAGCCGATTTGGTTTGCAGCCGTCAACGTAAACGGGACGGCTGCATCATCGGAGACAATCGCGGCTTGATCGGCTGCAAATGATTTGACGGCTGCATCGGCTTGCATTTCATATATCCATTCGTTTGTTGTGGACAATTGACCGAATGCGGGTGTAATTTCATCATCGTAAAATTTATGTTGCTTGTTCATCTCTGGTAAGTCCCATTCTGTGAAATCGGCTGCACTGATACGGCTGCATCGGTACGGCTGCACTTGGCGTTTGTCGGGATCGTCTCCCCTGAAAAAACTGCACTTAACTGCTATTCGATTGACTACAATGCAAACGATATCCGATGCAGCCGAAAAAATAAAATGTTGTAGTCGCTATATATGCAAAAAAAAGCTAGAATCAGTCTAAAATAATAAAATCTTATACCCGCATACACCTATGTTTATGTTGCACCTTAAAATTTCGCGCCAAAAAATTTACGCGCCTAAAATTTTCGCATAATCATAAAATTTATCGTTTATCGATAAATAGACTTATTAAGAAGTTGTTAAGAGGTTTATGTAAAGTTGTAGTGTTTTGTATCGGGATAAAATCGCACTAGAAAAAAGCCTTTTTTACACCTATTTTGTAGTCAAAAAAACAACGATTTGAGGCGGGTATTTTTGGCTGTATGTAAATTCTATGCACCCTATACCCGTAAGACGGCTGTACGGCTTGATTTTCAGCGTTTTTGACGATGCTATGCAGCCGTTTGTACCCGTCATTGTCGGGTATTGTTTGGTGCAGCCGATATGCAGCCTATGATTGTGTACCCGTCTCCCGATGATAGCGGGTACATTGTCGGCTTGCACTCGTCATCGGTCATCGGTCGTTGCCAACGTTGGCTGCACCCGTCAACAACAACGACTGATGACGTTGGCTGCATAGCGCGGCCGCGCCATCGTTGGCTGCATCGGTCATCGGGTGCAGCCGATATGCGCCGGCGAAAATTTTTTGGGACGGCTGCACCAAAAATTTTTTTGATTTTCTGATTTTCGGATTAAAAAATTTTCTGCACCCGAATTCGTTGTTAGGTGGACGGATCGCCAGGTACGGCCTGATCCTACCTAGCCAATATATAATTTTTTTATCCCATATTATTATGTAAAGTTGCTGTCCGATCTGAGTCCCTTTATCTAAAATTTTTTCAATTTTTTATTCTCGTTTTTCACTACAAGCAAAACTACAGCTTTTTTCTTGCCAAATAAAACAAAAAAACTACCTGAGATTCTTGGTTTTCACAACAAGATACTTGTAGTTGTTTTATTTCTATTTTCATACAATCAATATATATATAATATAGGTATATATATATATAGATTATATATACATATTATTTAATACTATTCTTATAGCCAATTGAAAAGTACGCGACTACAAATATCTTGTTGTGAAATCAAGGAACATGGCAGGAATTTTCTTACTTTTCCAAGTTTACCAAAAACTTTTCCTAAATTTTCTTAATTTTTTTCCTAACTATTGACAAATATAAAATTTTATTATATTATCTATTTTGAAAACGCAATAAGTATATTTTTCTATAAAAGGAGAAGCATGGGCAAGCAAAGTTGGAGCGCAAAATCCCCCGAAAAATTTATGTTTCAAACATCCCCATTAGTTGCCGAAAAATTTAGAGAGTATTGCGCTGTTAACCGGTACATGATAGGAAAAGTTTTAGAGGACTTGATAATAGACCTTCTCATTGAAGAAGGAATCATCGTTAACCGAGATGAACTTTCTCAAGAGCAGCTAAAGCGGGGAGAATTTGGAACTCGCGGAGACACTTATGTCCGTAACCGTGTTCAAGAGGAAAAGAAGCGAAAGATGGAGGAAACAGAAGCCAAAATCGAAGCCGCCATAAAAGAGGCCAAAGAACACAATGAGCGCGTATCTGTAGAAAAACACTCTAAACAATAGAGGGGAGAGCCAGTATAGTGAGAAATAAAAAAGAATATCCGGTAGAAAACGAAGAAAATCTCTCAACATGGGGACTGAAGCATCCTGAGAGAATTCTTTTTGATATTTCACCTTCTGTAGCGAGAATATTTAGGAGACACTGTGCGATAAAGAGTTACAAGATAGGCAAGGTTGTAGAAAATCTGATCGTTGACTACCTTATCGCTCAAAAAGAAATAACGGACAGAAGTATTTTAGACAAGCAAATAGAAGGAGAAACAAGATGAGTAAGCGTAAGCCTAACTATGTAATCGTCGCCAAAGGCCCAGGTAAGGATAGAATTTCTATGGGTTTTACTGAGGAAGTAGAAAAAAGTATCATAGCCTGTCTTCGCGATGAAGGCTTTACATTCCACCAACTTGTTACTGAAGCGATTCTCGCCTATATAATTCGTAATGAACATCAAAGAGAAAAAGACATACTAGACAGTTTGTGAGTAACAAAAAGAGAGCCAAGCTCGGCTCTCTTTTTCCTTCTTATCTCACTCGACTCTTACGGTATCTTTTCTCCCGTATAGGGTTTGTCCCATGCTGGACGGTAGCTTGTCTCATTCTTAGATCGAGATTTAGGAGATGACGCATAATGAACATGCAGTTTCTTGTGGATTGCTTGAATAGCTCTATCTAATGACGACTTATTCATCCCCATTTCCTGTCGTATCTGTTCATGGGTTATGTCAGAGTTAATCAGGCTTACAATCTGTTTCTCTTTCTCATCCAGACTCTTTAGAAGCGGAGAATCTTCTCTGATTAGCCGTTTTATAATTTGTTTCTTAGGGAAATTCATTTTTCCTCCTTTCAAAACGAGAGTAAGATTCCGGCTAGAAAAGTAAAAATCCCCAGAAGCAGCAACATCGCTCCCAATTTCACACCTGTTTTCCAGATTTCAGCGAGCAGGAACCACAGGATCAAGATACTAAGAAATAAAAGTTCTCTCATCCAAAATCACTCTCTATATCCAGCCCTCTCCATACCGATCTTAATTCTTCTGCTGTCAGGGTAATCATAATCGCATCATCTTTGTCAGTGAAAAAGATATTATTTCCGGCTCTGCTGATAAAAACTTCTACAGCAGAATTCTTCGCTTTCATACCCTTGTTAATCAAGAGAGATTCTTCGATAACGATATACATTTTTTATTTTTTCTCTCCTTCGCTTTCTGTGGCTGTGCGACGGCGACATAGCGCATAATCCTGTGGCAAATATACCCAGTATTCGCCAACGATAGACAACAGCTTATCTTTGACATATAACACTTCGGGGCTATCTGTATTGTGGATTCCATCCGGCACAACCTCCCACTCATCCCGTTCCGCCAGCCTCGCCTCAAGCGCGGCGTTGGCTGCTTCGAGTTCTGCAACTCTCTCCTTTAGTGCCTCTATACGTTTTGCATTTGCCACCGACGCGTCCATTACGACTCGTCCAAATACATCGCTCATTTCTCCCTCTCGCTTCCTGTCAGTTGCTTGTAGCGCGCCTTATCATCTAGTAGGTCGTATACTTCAATCAACCTCAATAGTGCTTGTGCCAGTTCAGATCGCGCCTCTACTGCCTCCTGCATCGCACTAGACATTACCACTCTAGTTCCTGCCAACTTGCTCTCTAGTTGTCTGATCTTTTCGTCTTTCTCTATCATTTCCTTAATCATCTCGCCACGATCATATTTTAGTTCTTCTCGTTCTCTCTCGTAAGTTCCTCTTACAAATATCAGAGCTTCCCACATCGTATCTCGATGGGTTTTATCCATCCCTCTTGCTCTACCGAGCAATTCTTTTAATTGCTCATTTGTAATAAGTGGGTCGTCAGTGCCGGTTTCAGTCGGACGCTTGTTCCATTCTTTGATTGCTTCTTCTTCGCTTGCCGCTTGTACCTGTGTCTCCGGAACAGCCGCGCCACGGCACATAAACCAGGGACGAGAACATCTCACAGAGAAATGTTCGCTCCCATTCCGGACACGAATCACGACTTTAGCTTTCTCCCCGCAAAAAGGGCACGGTTTGATCTCGTTCATACTCTCCCCACAACAACATAGCCATAAATTTTTAGGCCATGTTTCTTTGCCTGTCGCAGCATATCGGCGCTGCCTTTGCTCTTGCCGTCCCAAATGAGAATGAGGGCATCGGCATCTTTCGCCATTTCTTCGTTTCGGATCGGTCCGGCTGATCTGCCGTGTTTATTCCAGTCGGCGGGCATTTCCAGCACAGGAATTCCCTTGCTTCTCGCCCATTTCCGGCCAAGATCGTCAACCCCACTCGCCATGCCACAGACGACTTCGGTAATTTCTTTCTCCCATTCAACTTCTTCGATGACGCGGGCGACTGTCTCATAATCCTTGATCGTTCGGGAACCGGCAATAATCACTTTCATATTCCTGCTGCCTTTCTTACCAGCTTTTCCGTCCCTTCGAGAGTGAGCAGATAGGTAGGGATATATTCTCCATCCGGATAGAGGGTGTGGTTAAATCCAAAAGTAGTGGCGAATCCTTTGCCCATGAATCCTATCTCTCCGGCATTGATCTCGAATTCTTTTTCCTGGCTGATTTCCTCAATCATCCACACATCGTTTGGCGTCCAGACGGAGATTGCAAGCTCGATTTTCCAGGGAGAGGCTATAAGAGGATATTCCTTTGGATATTGGGGTGAAATCTGATAATCCTTTCCGATAATCCCCATATTTTTTGGTGTATGTACCCTTCGCATCGTGATTGAAGCATCTTCAAGCGGGAACCAGCTTTCTCCCACTCGAAGTCTGCCAAGTCTTCCCCACTTCTTCGCTTCTGTCTCCAGATAATCGGAGATTTCGAAGATAGGGGCAATGTCCAAGAAAGAGGCGGGTGTTTCCGGAGCCATCCCCACCATCGGAATCGCGGCAACTGCCGAAATCGCTAACATCCCCTTTAAAAAATCACGTCTATTCATTCTCATTGTTCTTCTCCTGTCCTGAAATTGGGAAGTAGGAAAACCTATCGATGCCCCCATCGAGAGACATTCTCTCCAAAGAAGGCCAGTATTCTTCAAACTCACTAAAATTTTCATACTCCTGAGTAAAAATTTTTTTCTTTTTAAAAATTAGAACCGATTCATACTCGACTCTTTTTTCTCCGTTTTGTCCCTGCTTCTGTCTGGGTGTCTTCACCTTGATACTTTTCACACTTTCAAATCCGATAGAGTAAAGCAGCATAAAATGGAAATCTGTGACCGGAACGAGCTTGCCCTTTCGAATGTGATTCGAAATGTTTAAAACAAATCGCCCTTCCGGTCGAAGTACCCTTTTTACTTCCTTCCAGGCGAGATAGTGAAACTCTCGATAGGCTCTCCCCCACTGGAGTTGGCCGGAGTTGTGAGGGTGAAGCTCTCTCCCTAAAATATGTCGATAGGTGTTTCTCTTGCTCTTATCTTTTGCTTCGTGGTGATCCGCCATCCGGTTTCCATAAGAGGGGCTGGTACAGATCGCATCAAAGAAGCCGTCCGGCCAGGGGAGAGCAAGTGCATCGCCCACGGTCGCTCCCCTCATCTCAGCCCACTCCGGCTCGATTTCGAGCAAATAGGCATCCGGTCGAATTTCTCTTAGCTTTCCGGTTCCGGCCATCGGGTCAAGGATTCTCGTATACCCTTCGAGAGCTTCTTTCAAGACAGGCAAGAGAGCATCGGAGTATTTAGCGGGGTGTGCTTTCTTCTTCGGTTCCTCTGAGTTCTCGAATGAGCTTGTAGACATAGATGCGATCTTTCTCTGCTTCTTTTTTTAGTTCTTCGGCCATATATTCAAGATGAGTAAAGCGGATTCTGATCCCCATCAGTTCTTGAATCAGTTCTTTCTCCCCTTCGACTGATTTTAGAATCTCCTGTTTCTTTTCTTCTAGCTCGCCTCTGAGTCTCTTGATTTCTTTGGCCGCTTGATCAGCCAGGTCAATTGGAGCCAACTCGCCCACACAAACTCCGGTTTCTTCTGTCGCACCTGGAAAATTTTTTGGGTCGTCTTTATAGAACGGGTAGCCAAGAGCCTTTCCTAGAATCTGTTCTATTTCGCCAAGCTCATAGATTTCTGTAAGGTGTCGCCATTTAAATTTATCCACTATTTTTCTCCTAAAAATTTTTTATTTTCCTACCCCATCGAAACGGGGTAGGAAAATAAAATAAAATTTTCTATGGCTTACTTTCGGTCTTGTCTCTCTGCCAACGAGCGTTAGCAAAGGCTTCCGACAGAGAAAATCGATTGATAGGATTCACTCGATAATTGTATATCTCTGTCAGAATCTCCAGATATTGCGGGACGTTGGCACAGCGATGAAAGAGACTCCCTCTTTGCTCCATTTTTTCCATCATTCGTTTTTGGTGGTAATTCGGATTGAGAGCCAGGTTCATAACAGTCTGTACAAATGGGTTATATTCAGCCTGTTTGTCACCGATGAAACGGCGGAAACCATTGACCATCGCTACTACTTCTCCGGCATATTTCATACGATCTGCTTCGTAATGGCCGTTATTGAAATTCAACCGGCCATAGCCTTTGGTCGTGCATAGCTTGGGTAGTGTTGAAATTTTTACCCACGAATTCTCCAGATAAAAATTTTTAATTTTTACATATTCTGGGAACCCCCTAGCAGCGAAGGAATCCATATACTGCTCTGTCGTCCAGTTACTTGTGACTATATTGGCAGCGATAGCGTCGTCCATTGCGAAATTTGCGCTGACGATATAGCAAAAAGGTACTTTTTCTCTCTTTGCAGCGGCGTGGCGGTGCTGTCCATCGGTGATAATCCCTTCCGGTGTGACATTGCCAGGGTAGTTGATGAGGTAGTTCCTGCCTTCTCGAATCGCTTTTTGAAGTTTTTGAACTTTTTCTTCTTCAATAGGACGGTTGAAGTAGATCAGTGAAAACTTATCGTAATCAGTGCTGGCATAATAAGTTAGCTTCTCATCATTTTCAGTTGAGAATTTGTCTCCCACGGGAGACATTCCTTTTTCTGCATAAAGTGTTTTGCCGTCTGTGGTAATGGGTATTAAATTTACCATTTTTTCTTCTCTTTCTCTGGTAATAACTAGCTGGCGAGCAATCGCCAGATTCGTATGAGTTACTAAGGGAAACTTTACTGCTTCTAGGAGTTTCATTTTTCCTTTGTGTATCCGGCTAAAACCTCTCCTTCCATCTCTAAACTATTCATATAACTTCGAAAGGCTCGATAGTCACGGAAACAGAGCATCTGAGCCATCGCTTTATTATCTGCTTTATCCTGTTTAAGATAGGCTAAAACCACAGTGGGTAAGTTATAAGTCGGGATAATCTGTTCAGGCTCTCCCTCTCCCAATTTCAATTTCTGGGACTCTCTGAGAGCTTCTATCATCTGCTCAAGAAGTCGGATATAGACGGCTCGAATGTTCGGCATCGGGATTGGGCTAACTTCTTCTTCGACCAGCCAGTTATCGATGTTCATGCTTCTATCTTTTTCTCCTTATAGACAATCAACGGATACTGCTTAGTCGAGATCACTCGATGCTTACAGGTCGGGCATTGGTACTCGAATTTAGGTGGGTTCGAGAGAAGCTGCTTTCCGGTTGCTTGCATCTGGGCATTATCCACATCGCAAAAGAGCCGGATCACAATCACATCTGCTTCTGCTTCTCGTTCGGTCACTTGTTTAGGTTCCTTCTTTGGCATGAGCTTTCATTTCCTTTTTCGCCCGCTTTCCAAACTTTGAATAGGGTTCGTGTAGATTGAACCGCAGCGTTGAGTTATCCCCATCGACTCGAACTACGATGCTGTGCCAGTAGAAGGGGACAGCATCGAAATCGATTCCTTTTCCGGCTGCCTGTTCCGCCACAATATCAGACCAGTTTTTCTCATCCAGATGAATACTTCCGTATGTAGTCGTAATCAGATTATTCAGAGCCAGATATTTTCTCCAGACTAGGCGAGTCTCGATTTGAATGTCTTTGTAATCCACAGAGGGGATCGGTTTTACATCCAGAAATTTTCCTTTTTTATTAAATTTTTTATTTTCTGAGAAGTAAGGAAAAGTTTTCTCGGCGGCTCTGACCAGACTGTAATACTGAGCCGGAAGATTTTCTTTTCTCTCTTTCAGAAAAATAACCAGTTCCTTTCTAAAATTCTGCAACAGATAGTTTTCGGCGTGAAAAAGAAAATAACTGTTCAGATTTTCAAGTGTATAGGTGTGGACTAGATGGCAAGCCATCACCGCGTTATAGAGCCGGACATTCGTATCTTCACTGAAGTCAATCGGAATCCAGAAGTCATCTGTCATTGTAGGCACAGACCTTTGCTAATGATTGCCCAGGTAGCGGAGAGTATAAACAGCCCGCAGCAGAAGGCAACGAAAATCAGGACATAGTTCATAAATTCTTCGCTCATCAGTTAAATATCCCCGCAATCACAACCAGACAGAGAAAGAAAATCCCAATCCCTATCACGGATAGACAGCCCAAACAAGTCACGCAACCGACACAGCTTTGAAGCGGATTTCCCATCCCGCTAAAGTTATTAAATTGCATGTTTAGGCTCCCGAATGTCCCAAAAAACGACCTTTGGCTCGATATTATTTTGTCTAAAAATAACCACGGCAGAAGGGAAAGGAGCAGAGAATTTTGTTCCTTCGAATAGATCGAACTTGAGTCTTCCAGGTAAGAAACGGATTTCTCCGTGGCGGGCGAACGACCAAAAGTAACGTGTATCGGTTCTCGCCGCGATAAGTAAGACCGCTGTACAATTTCCTTTTTCTGCTTCATGGTATGCTTTTTCTACCCATAATTTTGCCTGGTTGTACGGCGGGTTACAGAAACAAATTCCTGACCAGTTTTGCTTTAATCCATCTTTATCTCTGTCAAACCAATCGTCACAAAGCGTATTATCTTTATCGGCGCAAACATCGAGAGTAAAGCTAAATTCTAGGTCGAGTAGGTTGAATAACCATAAAGGCGTCATCCAGTCTTGGGTTTTACTGGTTTGGGTCGCTGCTATGTCGGCACACATCTCAATTCCTATTCGTCATCCGGCGAAGGTCGCGGTCACGCGCCCAATCTTCTATTTCTTCAATGGTCACATGATCTCGAAGATTGATTCCAGTGTGGAGATCAACTTTATTGACCATATCGGCATCCATCGAACCTTTAATCAGTTCTTCAGCCGCTTCTGAGACAACTCTATCTTCTTCAGCCGATCCTTTTCTAAACCAACTCATTTGTCCCCCTAAAATCATTCTCAAGTTAGCAAATCTCAAAACAAAACACATGGCTTCAAATTTTCCGGTCATGGATTTTCCTTTCCTCTATCGCCTACCCATTCGAGAGCCGAAGCCGTAACCGGAAGCTCTCGACAAAAAATTTTCTTTGCCGCTAAAGCAACTTGGCGATGTTCAAGCTGAACATCTTCCCCACATCGAAGCTGGATAAAATGAATCCAACTTCTGATGTTGCCACTCATATACATGCGAGTGGCTGTGCATTGTGGGAGAATAAAGCGGGCGCACTCTTTAGCAACTCCAGCGTCAATCATGCGATTATAGAGATGCTGTATGTCTTCGAGAAGCATGAACCATGTTTCTTCTAAAACTTTTTCGTCGGCTTCCTCAATTCTTAGCATCGAACTCTGTCGGTTTTTCTCTGCCTGTCGCCTTAATTCAATCGGCTCGAAACCTAGCTGAGTCGGATCGGCGTATCTCTGGCTGAATTGTTGGAAAGTGAAACTGCGGTGGCGAAGGATTTGAGTTGCAATCGCCGTTGATGTTTCTATCTCTAAAGTCATAAAACTATGCTCGAATACCGACCAGTGCTGGTGTGTGATGCAATATTTAATCAGCTTGGCGTATTCAGGGTTGTTTTGATTAGCTGGATTGCTCACTCTAGCAATATTGATGATGTTTCTTTCGGCTTCTTCTGTAATTTCTTGTAAGCTAACTTGCATGATTTTTATTTGTCCATTTCCAGTCTTTTTATTTTGTCTTCGATGTACCAAATAGCTTTCTTGAGATCGGTGACAGCATCTCCTTTCTCTCCTTGACGCCATAAATATTTTACAGAGTTTCCAATGTTAAAATTCATCTCTCTGACTACATCGATGCACTCGATTGGATTGCCGCATTTAGGGCAGACGGCTCCAAGAGAATTATAATGGGTTGGGTGATTGACCATATTTGCTGATTGTTTGAGAATTTTTTTAACTACGTCACTAATTGGAGTTAGCGATTTTTCTTCCGTCATCGAGAATCCCTTCTAAATAAAACCATTTGCCCTCATGCTGATGAATCCCATACCCTAAGCCGGAGCCAGGGTAAAAGCCATGAACTCTCCGTAAGTAGCAGAGTCTTTGATCTCGACCGGAG